GTAATAGTCCAAGTTGGTGGAAATGTTAGGAATGTTCCTGCGGCATCTGCGTAGGCAAACTTTCGAAACTTTGAATGAATTTTCCGAACCAATTCTGCTTCTTCCGCTGAATTTGCAACCATCTTAAAAGAAAAGGTGAATGATCTGATAGCGTTTCCACTGAAGGTTGTGTTACTATTTGGATTAGTGAGTGACCTACTTGCAAGTTTACTTGCTCCCTTGATCGAATCGGGTATTAGCGGAGCTTTCTGTATCGCAGCGTTTAAAACTTGGCCGGTTTTAAAATTTTGTTTTGCAGTATTTGCTTCCCCCGCGATATTTTTTGCAAAACTCTCAAGACTGTCGCTTTTTTGCATTGCCGAAGAGACGGCTCCACCTACAGTACCAAGATCTACAATATTGTATGTAGCCGAATCATTGATTGATATGTTTGCGGGACAGGGGAAAAAGATAGAATGTTGTTTCACTCCATCCGTTCCCTTATCATAGGCGGTAAATTTTACAGTGCTTACATTTGGTTGACCCCTCAAATCGATTGGGAAAACATATGAGTCTGTAGATTGAGACGAGAGGTAGTTGGCGGCCGCGTTCTTTTTACTGAACCCAAGAGAGGATTTTACAGCATCTATAGAAGAAGTAGCTTGCGATTGTGCGTTTCTTACTAACGCATTTGCTTGTTTTCCTATACTGGAGAGTCTAATTGGATTTGCCATAAATAAATAGGTTTATTGTTATTTATATGACTTACAAAGGGAGATATAAAATAAAAAATCCTGACAAGTATAAAGGTAATCCAACGCAAGTTATCTTTAGATCTTTGTGGGAAAGACAGGTATTTAAGTGGTGTGACACAAATCCTGATGTTTTGGAATGGTCTAGCGAGGAGATAATCGTTCCATATCGATGTAAAACGGATAGAAAACTCCATAGATACTTTCCAGATGTTTACATCAAGACAAAGGATAAGGAGTATTTGATCGAAATCAAACCAAAGAAGGAGACAAAACCACCGAAATCCCGTAAGAAAACAAAACGTTACCTCAACGAAGTAATGACCTACATTAAGAACACCTCGAAGTGGGATGCTGCCGAAGAATATTGTGCAGATCGAGGCCTTATCTTTCAGATATGGACAGAAGAAACTTTGAAGGGAATGGGGATTAAATTGTTGACCTAATCATATAAATAGATGCATGGCCGTATCTCATTTTGACAAACTTCAAGCAGATGCTTTTCGTTCAGGTGTTCAACCTCGTACCGAAGAGTCGTTGAAGTGGTTTAAAAAGCGTCTTAGTAGTATCACAACAATCAATCGGAATAAGATACTGAAAGACGAAAATTTGATCAAAGTGAACAGACCTCTTACTGGTCGTATGTTCATGTACTTCTATGATCCAAAGACCAAAGAAAGTCTTCCATATTACGATAAGTTTCCGTTAATCCTTATGGTTGATAAAGCACCAAAGGGTTTCTATGGATTGAATCTTCACTATCTTGATCCAAAGAGACGTGCGATCTTCTTTGACAAGTTGAGAGATTATATGACCAACAAGAAATACAATCGGAGTACCAAATTTAAATTATCATATAGTCTTCTAGCCGGCGCTCAAAAACTCAAAGAGTTTGAGCCGTGTTTCAAAAGATATCTCACCTCACAAATCAAATCAAGAGTATCAGAAGTTCCGGCAACCGAATGGGAAGCCGCACTCTTCATGCCGACCGACCAGTTTGTCAAGAACAAGAGACAAACCGTCTGGAATAAATCACGTAAACTCATAGCATAATGTCTTTAGTCAACAAAGTTCAAGGTCTCATAAGTCCAACCACAATCGACGACTTCAAGTCAGTCATTGGCCGAAGGAGTGGATTGGCTCCGGCAAATCGTTTTGCAATTTTTATGAATCCACCTTCTCAGACTCTTCTGAATTTGGATTTGCAGAATGCAGCATCAAACCTTTTGAGTGGTAACTTTGGGCCAGGTCAATTCGTAAACGATCCAAGAGACGTTGCTATTCTTTGTGAGAGTTGTTCTTTGCCTGGCCGGCAGATACAAACTCTGGAGAAACAACATTTAAATTATCGGCAAAATGTAAAGATTCCTCAAGGATACTTTAATGAAGATGTGAACTTTGTATTTCACCTGACCAACGATTATCATATGAAGAAACTTTTTGATCGTTGGCTTGATATGATTGTCAATTCCGAAACATATAATGTTGCATATAAAAAAGAATATGTGAGTGATGTAACTATACAACAGTTAAATCAAAGGAATGTTCCGGTGTACGGTGTTAAGCTAAAAAACGCTTTTCCGGTAACAGTCAATACAATTGAACTAAATAACTCTTCTACAGAAACACAAAAATTGAATGTCACACTGACATATGAAGATTATGAAACCGAAGGATCCATTGCCTCCTCCATCGGTGGTGTTAAAAATGTAATTGGAGGCGTGCTTAATAGATTGATATAGATTATGCCATTACCAGTATTAGAAACGCCGACGTACAATTTAGTTGTACCATCGACCAAAAAGAAACTTAAGTATCGACCTTTTCTCGTAAAAGAAGAGAAGATACTTATGATTGCTCAAGAATCAAATGATGCCTCTCAAATAGAATCATCAATAAAAGAAATAATTAAAGAATGTACATTTGGAAAGATAGATGTGGATTCTTTAATGACTTACGATTTAGAATACGTTCTTCTCAAATTGCGAGAAAAGAGTGTAGGAGAGTCTAGTGAATTTTCTTTGTCGTGTAAAAAATGTGGAGCTAAGAATAAAGTGACTGTCAACCTCAATGATGTTGCAGTTGATTTTCCGGAGACAGTTCCTGATAGTAATATACAATTGTCTAAAGGTGTGGGTATAACGCTCTCTCCAGTTTCAATTAAGAGGCTGGGAAACATAGATAATAATGATATCAACTCAATCATCGCTACAGTAATCGAAACCATATATGATGAAGATAATGTATATTCTATCAATAATGTCAGCAAAGAGGAACTAGATGCATTCATCGATTCTTTTACTCATAAAAATTTAGAAGAGATTCAGAATTTTATAAAAAATCAACCAACACTAAAACACACCGTTAATTTTAAATGTTCGGAGTGTGGACATGAGAACACCTACACATTAGAAGGAATCCAATCTTTTTTCTAATTTGCCTTTCTCACGATTCACTCGCCAATCACTATCAAACTAATTTTTCCATGATGCAACATCATAATTATAGTTTATCAGAATTGAATAATATGATTCCGTGGGAAAGGCAAATATATGTTTCTATGTTATTGGATTGGATAAGAGAGGAAAACGAAAGGTTAAAGAAAACTCATGGCTGAAGAAGCATCATTTTTAGGAGTCATAGAAAGACTTAGAGCAGAGGGACAATTAGATCGGAATACCGGAGCTAATTCTATCAAGTCTTTGAAGGAAGAGATTTCTGCTGGTAATAGGGTAAGTGCCTACGAACTAGACGATATCTCTATCTCAGCAAGGGTGCAGACAGATACTCTTCATGATTTAAGGGATGCCATAGTCGGTAACGATCTTGAAAAGTCTGAAAAAGAAAGAGAACAACTGACACTCCTAAAAAGCATTGCTGCTGGAACCAATAAACCCAGCAAAGAAAAGGAGAAGAGCGAAAAGAAACAGAGTAAGGGATTTTTTGCAGATCTCGCATTGATTTTCTCTCCTTTGGGAGCGGCCTTAGGCAAAATTTCACCAATCTTTACTAAATTTGGAAATCTTTTTGGAAAATCTGGCACATTGTTTAAAATTTTTGGAAAGGGTGGATCTTTAGGTAAGTTCTTACCTGCTTTGGGAAGAGTGTTTTCTAAAGTTGCATTTCCTCTTACGATAGCGTTTGGTGTATTCAATGGGATTGTCGAATCAATAAAGGGATATAAAGAAGGTGGTATAATGGGTGCTATCGAAGCTTTCTATATTGGTGTGTTCGATGCTGTTATTGGAGATACTTTAGGTTTAATTGGTGGTCTTGTAGAGAAGATAAGTGGTATATTTGGATTGGGAGATTTTGGAAAGATGTTTAATGACTCTCTTGCAAATATTACTGACGGTATTAAGGGAGTATTCAGTGGAGTCTTTGATGCAGTCAAGGCCTTGTTTAGTGGAGATACCGATGCATTTAAAGAGGCTCTCGGAAAAATTTGGGAATCCATAAAAATGCAGTTTATAGGTGATGGAGAAGGTGGAGGACTCTTAGGTCTATTACTAAATGGTTTAAAACTGCAATTTGTTGAAATCCCAAAAAGACTTGGCGGATTCTTGTCAGACACTCTTATTCCCTTCTTAGTAGAAACTGTTCCAACATTCTTATCGGAAACCCTTTTACCAAAATTGCTTGAAGTTGGCCAAAATATCGGAAGGGTTATAAGAGACGTTTTTATGGATATGGTTGACATGATAAAGGAGAAGATATCAGGTTTAATACCAGAACCATTTAAGAAAGCAGGAGGTTTTTTTAAAAAGATATTTTCTCCAGCGGAAAAAGACGGCCAGACGGTAAGGCCTGTTGATCCTCGATATGCAAATGCAATTTCTGCCGCAAGTAGGATTAATAAAGAAGAGTCAGCGGAGGATCGTTTGAAACGAGAAGAAATAGTTCCCGAGGCAGAGGCAGTTCCGGCCGAGACTGGTTCACGTTTTGATAAATTCAGCGATCAACAACAACTTGCTCTCCTCTCACTAGAGGATGCGTTAGCGGAGGCAAAGACCGAAGAAGATAGACTAAAAATAGCTGCAGAATTCCAAGAAGGTAAATTGTTTGCAGCAAGTCAAGGTCACGAGGGTATGTTCTCCGATGAGTTTAAAGCAGAACATGCAAGACTTTTTGCCGAATCGAGAAACAATACGGGCGCTGAAATGGAAGTCGGAATGGCAAATATCGCTGACGCAAAATCACAACCATCGACTGTTGTAGTATCAGGCGGAGAAGGAGCTCCACAAACTACAGTGGTGAACAACAGTAACACTACATTCAACGGAAGTGAGCATCCGGAAGAATCAAATGCCCTAACACAACCATCACCATATGCTCTCGCTTAAATGAAAAAGAGGCGATACCAGATTTCTCCAGTATCGCCTCTGTATTTTGTTTATCAGTTAGGTTAGTCCTGAGCCAACTTGGCGAAATATGCCAAGGTGTCTTCCTCACCTTCATCATTGCTTGATGAACTAACACTCTGATCCTCGCTCCTCGGTGCGGGTGCGTCCACTCGCTCTTCACGGGTTTCATTGAGCTCGGTAGTTTGTTCTACCGAAAAGGTGTTGGCTACATCTTCTTCACCAAGTACCTCATATAACTTCTTCTTGAGTTCAGCGTAAGACTTGTAACTTGACGGATCGATGAACTCATTCAATCCATGAAGATTGTCATAGACCTTCTTCAACTTGTCTTCATCACCTTCAAAGAGTTCGGTGACAGAATCGAACTCTGACTTATCGTAGTTGCGATAACCTTCAACATTACGAATCTTCAACTTGAAGTTCGCTCCACCCCAGAAGTCAAATGGGTTGATAGGTTTCTCATCCTCGAACTGAGGCTGCATCACATCCATAACCTTATCGAAGATCTTCTTTCCATACTTGTAAAGAAAGACCTTACCTTCGTTTGATGGATTCGATGAATCCGAGATCACAAGAATGTTTGATACGTAATGCAAACGACGCTTGCGTTGACGAACCAATTCCTTGTCCTCTTCCCTTCCTGAGTTCCACAACTGAGAATTCAACTCACTCAATGGATCTTGTTGACCAATTGAAGTAAGAGATCTCTCAATGTACCACCTGCCGGTTGGCCCCTTGAAACCATGATCCCAGAAACGAACCCAAGGAAGATCTTCGGCAGTCGCCGATGGTAGGAAGCGGATAACGGCATAACCATTACCTGCTTTATCGACTGTTGGTTTCCACTCTCGGTCGTCTCCATAAGACTTCTTTTCAGAGACGCTTTCGGCGGCGTTTACCAACTTTTCTATCGACGCAAGTCGATTTGCTTTTAGTTTTTCGAATGACATATATTTTGTATTTTAGTATATAACAATGTATTTTTTTGTGTGTGAAGAAGTAATATAACAGATTTCAATCACTTTGTAAAGACTTTTCTTACAATATTTACAAGTTTTTTTGTCTGTAT